TTTTTTATGGTTAAAATTTGCGGCCTTGTAAGCATTGCTGGCCGCTTAAATAAAAGCGCTCTGCATTGCAGGTCTTCTATACTGGCTGTTCTGCCATTGATTGATACTACTTTTAAGCCACCGCTTTGGTCTTTACTTTCTATTGTTTTGTAGCCCTCTTGTTCTTTAATGTTTTTTAACCAGCTGGCTGCACGATTAGTTGATACACCAAACACCTGAGCTAAGGTAAGTGAGTTGTAAAACTGCTGGGTTTGTAGCATTTTTTCAGCGGCGTTTATTGTGCTGCTCATTGGCTTAGCTCCTTTACTTTTTGTTGTAGTTCGGTAATGCCTTGTAATAACTTGTTTGGGTGGTGAATAAGCATAAACTCTAAATCGCCTGCTTTTACGCTTTCAAGGGCTGCGGGAGTTTTAACTATAAGCGGTGCGCCTACTTCGTCTATGAATTTGTTTTCGTCTTGCATAACATGCAGCTGTATTTGTATGTCGGTGTGCTGTTCTAGCAGTGTGCCCAGTAGTACGTAGTTGTTTGGGTACTTGCCCTCTAACATATCAACTATTAGTGTATCTACGTACTCTACGGCCTCGGCTGCTATGTTAACTGCTTCGCTCATTGGCGCTTTACTCATGGTGTTGCTCATTAAAATAGTCTCCGTTGGCGGCGTTCGGTTTCTACAATGCGTTGGTGCTGGATTATTTCAGCTATACGGCGCTCTGTTAGTTTAAATTTATTGGCAAGCTGTTCGATGTTGTTGCCTTTGTATTCTTGCCATATTTGTATATCGCGCAGGGCTGCTTTTAGGCGTTGGTCGGTGGGTATGTATACGTCGCGACCGCCAAAGTAATGGCCTATTGCTAGTGTTATGGCTTCGCCTACCCCTTGCGGGTTGTTTACGCTAGCTTTGGTTAGCTGCGATTCGATAAGCAGTGCAAGTGATTGCAGGTTGCTAGGCCAGCGTTTACGTACTTCGGCTGCATCCTCAGTAGATAGCTTGCTTAGGCAGTCTTGCAGCTGCTCTACGCTTTCGCCAAACAGCTCTGATTGTTGTTCGCTCATAAACCACCTCGGTTATATCTCATTGTTAAAAATGAAAGTTCATTATTAAAATCGTTGAGTTCATCACGGGTTGAGTTTTCAGCATCAAAAACTTTTATTGGGTCTTTTTTCATTAATTTGAGTGCGGCTTTTTCTTGGTTCGCTAGTTCATCAAATTCGTTCACTCTTTTTTCAAACTCGCCCGCTCGCAGCATTTCATTGGCTTTAAGCCTTACCTCTGAAATTTTTGAGGATGCATTTATAAAGTCCTCTGATAACTGGGCGGCCTTTTGAGCTTTAAGCGTTAAACGCTTTTGCTCTTTTTCTAATGCTTGTAATACAAGCTTTTGGCCTAACCTCATTTGTCCTCCTTATTTACTTTTGCGCCGTAGCGGCTCATTTGTTCTAAATAGGCTTGGTGGTTTTGTTGCTCACTCATTTCTAAGCCCTGGCGTTTTACTTCCATACTGCGGCTACGCTGTGCTGCGGTTGGCTGCACTATTTGCTCTAGTGAGGTGGTGAGCACTTGTTTTAAGTAGTTATGGTTTGCAAGCGGCTTGATGTTTGGCTGGCCTACTCGCTTTGCCATGATTGAATTGGTGGTTTGCTCCATAGCGTGGCCCAGTGCCGCTACGTTCTCGGTTAGGGCAAGTACTTCATGGGCTAGCTTTACTGCACGTGTGGCGCTTAAGTCCTGCTTTGCTGGGCGAAACAGGGCTAAGTAACCGACCAATGCCTGGGCTGTGCGTTTGTTGATGCTGGCTACGATGCTTAATAGCTCTTTGCCTGCGTCGTCTTGCACTAGCTGGTCTAGGCTTAGATGGCTTTTACACACGGGGCAACGGGTTAATTTCATTGGTGCTGATCTCAAATATGTTGCATACGGCTGGGTATGATTTATGGGGTACGGTGCTAAGCGGTATAGGCCGTGCGTAAGTTTGGCCTGATACAAGGCAGTTAAATGCTTCGTACGCTTGCATGTTGTTTGCTTTTAAATGGTTTAGCATTTCGCGTTTATGCCATTTTTTAAGCGGCTCTAGCACTTGTATGGCTTGCGTGAGCGTTAAAAACTGGGTGTGGTAGCTCACGTTTGCGCCTACCTTGGCACGATTTAGCATGCGGTTTACGTAGGCATCTAGGGCGGTTTCTGAGCCATCGCGCACAAAGCTTTGTTTGTGCATGGTGATCCAAATTGCGCGTATCTTGTTTATTTCGCCTAATTGCTTTGGTGACGATTTAGGGCTTAAACGGCGTTTAGCCTTTGTTTTAAACCCTGCTTTTTTAAAGTGTTCTAACACTTTGTTTAGCTCGGGTAGGCTCATTTGGCTGCATGAGGTTTTGCCCGCTGCGCCAAGTAATGCGGCGCGGTAGGTGTCGTCGTCTAGCCCTAACTGCCCTTTGGCTATGTGTATAAGCTGTATTAGCTTTGCTTTAGTCATTTTTAAACTCTTCTAGCTGCGCACGTAGGCTTAAATAGCTTTGACCTATGTCGTTGGCTTCTTGGTTTGTAAATATGCTGGTGTCTACTGCTAGCTTGTGTGAGCACTCTAAAAACTTAACGAGTGCAACAAGCTGTTTTAGTTCTAATGTGGGCTGTATTAATAGGGCCATGTGACCTCCTTTTGTTGCTTTATTTTTATCAAAATGCTTTTTGTTTTTAGTAAAGCACTTTGATAAAAAGCCGCATCCGTGCGCGCTTTTTGGTTACTTAATTAGGCTTTGTGGTTGGGCCTAATGTTGTTGGGTTTACACTTACCAGTTGGCTTTGCACTACAAAGGTGATGTTTTGAAATACAAAGTTAATACTTACTGGTTCTTTACTTTGCGCTACCTGGTTTACGATGTTTTGTAGCTCGCTGTGTTCGCTTACTTGAATTGTTATGCCTTCCATGAATTGCTCCTTATAGCTTTGCTATGTCGAGTGATATAGCGTGTTCGTGCTCGCCTACGGTTTCGTAAAAACGAATAAAGCGGGTTGAGTCCATTACCAGTATTGAGTCGGCTATAATGTCCATTGCACGCTGCCATTTGCCGCTGTCGTCGCTGATTTTAAGGCGGCGTAGCCCTAGCACTTTTTGCACTGATACTTTGCCTTTTTTGTCGGTGGCAAAGGTTTGTTCGATGATGAGTTTTAGGTTTTCGTTTGCGCCCTCGCTCCATTCGTTTAGGCACTCGTCTATTAGCTCTTTTGCTACTAATAGCTCGGGGCCAAGCTCTATGCTTTCTTGCACTTGCAAGGTTACTTTTTGCTTATGATCAAAACTGCGTAGGGTGACGTTGCCTTTTGTGCCACCTAGTTCTACTGCGTACTCTTGCGCTAATAAGCCTATGAATGCGTCAAACTCGCTCATTTGCTGCTTTTTAAACTCAGCTAATGCTTTGCTTTGCTCTTTGGCTTTAGCTATGGCCGTTTGCACAAATTCGTGGCGAATTATGTCGGCTGGGCGTATAGCTTTAACTGGCACCTGGTGGCCTTTTTGATTAATTAAAAATTCTTGTGGCATAGTGGTTTATCCTTCTATAAACATGACAATTTGGCCGTGTAATTTGGCTGGGCGAACTTGTCGCGTTCGCCCGTTTTTTGTTTCGGTTATTACGGGTAAATGTGCTGGGGCTTGGCCTGCCACTTCAATTACATGGCGGCTAAATCCTTGGTGTGTGTCTAGGATTTGTAACCCTTGTTTTTGTAACTCTTTTAGTGCGTTGCGTAGTTGCATGGTTATTTACTCCCGCATAGTTTTGAGTATGGGCAACCGTTACGACAGGCTCTATAAAGCGCTACGCGTACATGGTTGGTTGCTGCGAACTTTCTGTTTTGATGTTCTAGGCATACGTTCAGCGGTATTTCGTCCAAGATTGGGCAAGTTACTGTTGATGCCATAAATACACCCTCTACACGCTGCTGTATTACGTGTGTAGAGGCTTTGTATTTGTCGTTTACTACTTGGCTTACTGTGGCTTTACTTACGCCTAGTTTTTCGGCAACGCTGCGCATGCCTTGCTTTGCTACTTCGTCTTTTAAGACGTGTAGCCAATTAGTTGTTGAAGTCATGCGCTTCTCCCAGTGTGACGGGCGCTATTTTTACGGTTTTACGTTGCACGGCGTTAAACTCAACTAGCTCGTTTGTGTTTGGGTCAAATACGCCTGTTGCTTTTGGGATCGGGCGTTTAGGACCGGTATTTTTAAGCATGCGGTAAATGGTTGCCTCTCCTGCTCGCTCAATGACTGAGCCTGTTCGTGGGGCTGATTTGACAACAAATATGTACCCTACTTTTTTTAAAATTGAGATATATGAACGCGCTGAGGCTACCGATATATCGGCGGTGCTAGCCACTTGTCCTGCGTCAAATTCATTTAGGATTCGCATTGATTGCCACATGCGCTGTCTCCCTGAGTTTTTTTGCTTTGCATCACTGTTATTGACTTGTTTAAACGGCTTGTATTCTGCGTTTATAACGGTGTAAGTGATGTGCTCGTAATCAACATGCTCGGCTATTGCTTTTGCTGCTACTAGGCGCTTTGCAAAGGCTTTTAAACTGTCGAGCGTTGTGTGCTCTATGGCATTGCGCACTTGTTGCAATGAGAATGTTTTTAAGATTCTCATTGCTTGCCATGCGTCTTTTAGTTGTGGGCGGCTCACTAATTTCTCCTTACGCTTTTTTAAGGAAAAATTCTTTATTGCCCCACTGTTGTAGGTCGATGCTCGTTAACCCATTCGCCAGTGCAAAGGCTTCTATTTTTGATAGTCCTGTGATGATGCGACGCACCTCGCCGTCGGTGTCGCTAAGCAGCTGACTTAGTAGGTCATCTTGTATTGTGAGCGTTGGTTCTATGACTGCATTGACGATAATTTGCAGGTCTTCGCGCTGGGTTGGCTGAAACTCTAACCATTCTGATATACGGTTATAAAATTGACGGTGACGTTGTAATTTACGGCGTACTGATTCCATGCCAATAAGTACTACTGGGCAGTTGGTTAGGTCGTGAATGTCGCGCACAATTTCGAGTGTGTTTTTGTCGTTTAGTAGGTAGTCGGCTTCATCTATAAACAGTGGGCGATTGTGGATTGCCATGTGCTCAATGATGTAGTTAAGCATGGCTTCACGAGTGTAAATATCAGGGCCACTTAGTTCTTTAACTATTTGACGTAACAACTGCGCTAATGTCATGCCCGATGTAGCACGAATGTAGATGCCGTCGCAGCGGTTAACCAACCATGCTGTTGCGGTGGTTTTACCAAGACCTGGATCGCCGTAAATAAGGCCAATACCTGGCACGCCATGAGCGCGCTGGTTTAGCGCTTCTACCATCATTTGTGTGGCTACTACGTTGCTTACGATTGCTATTTTAGTTTTCATGGTTTTTCCTTTTACTGGTTATGTAATTTTGTGGTTGCAGCGGGTGCTGGGTTCATGTCGTTTAGTAGGTCGTCTAGGCGCTTTGATGTGGCGCGATTGTTTTGCTCCCACGTGTTTAGCCATAGCGCGTCTACATCACTTAACTGATTTTCTAAGCGCTGCTTTTTATGGAACATGGCTTTACTTTGCGGGTTGTCGAATAGCGGTGTTGGGTTTACGTTTGCTACTGCTGTTTCTTCATCCAACTGCTTACGACGTTTTTCAAACTCGCTTAATTGCTCGTCGCTAAAGCCAACTGCTGGCTTGCTGTCTAGCGCTTTTATTGCTGATTGCGTTATGACGTTGGTGTGTTCAACCGACTGTTTAGGCAGTGTTGAAAGTGCTTTATTTTGGGTTGTGTAATGCCCTAACACTTCGTTTGCTATGTCTGATACGTTGACACTTTTAGCGGTCTTTTTAAGCTCTTTTAGCTTGCGCGATGTTTCGGCAGATTGGCTGCGTTTTGCATGGTGCGCGACATCCTGGCGTGTCATGCCCGCAGACTCTATTTCGTGGTCTACCGCGATACAAATAAACTCGTTATTTATGCGGTTAAACACGTAAATACGGCCAACGTTTTTAGGGTCCCATTTACATAGCACTTCATCGCCTACGATTGCGCCTAGCTCTGGTGCTATATAGAACCCGCCACTTAGTTTTATGCCTTCTTTGCCTACCATGCGTAAACCGCGATTTGATGGTATTGGCTGTAGCATTACATCAAGCAAACGCTCGTCTTTGATCACTTTGATTTGGTCGCGGCTTGCTGCGAATAAATCGAATGGTGTTTTATTACCAACGTTGCTATGCGGTTTGTGGTGGTAGCGGTTTTCTATCCAGTTATCTACGAACTCTTGCAACTGCTGCGCGGTCATGTTGATTTCGATAGCTGACTTATCGCCGCCTTGCTTTGCTAATAGGCGTTGTGCAAACGTTTTGCGTGCTTCGATTGCTTGGCGTTCTGACACGTTGTGACCGATGTAACCGGTTAACAGCTCGGCTATGTCGTGCGAGAACGTTTTGAAAAAGCGCTCTATGTATGGCTTTTCTTCACCTGAAAACGGGCGTGTTGTTTCGTGCTTTATGTCGAGCGCGTCGAACACACTTTTTATTTGTATTGAGGTGTAGTCTTTACCGTTATCGGTGCGGGCTATTTCGGGTATGCCCCAATCGAGTATTGCTTTACGGATAACTAAACAAATACCGGTGCTGTCACTGGTTGGGTGAATAACGACTTTTGCGCGGCGGCTAAATACGTCGATAATTCCGATTAGTGAGTGGCGGCCATCGGTTAGCATTACGTCTGATGGGGTTGAATCGAACTCCCATAATTGGTTAAGACGTTTTACGTTTTCGTCCATTTTACCCATGGCGCTCATATACTTGTTTTTCCAAGCGTCTGGGTTTGCCATTTTGGTATAAAGTGCGCTGTTTTCGCGCTTCCAACGTGTTAACCAATCACGAATTGTGGTTTCAGCTGGTAGTGCTTTACCAACTTGGTAAAAACGAGCAATTAAACCCTCTTTTATTTGGGTGGCTTTTACGTGTGGGTATTGGTAGATCATGGCTATGCAAAAATCGGCTAGCTCTTTGTCTGAGTCGATGATTGATTTGCCGCTACGCTTAGGCTTTAAAGCTAGCCCTGCTATACCTTTTTCAGCTACGGTTTTTTGCCAGCGTATTAATGTAATGCGCGATACTGATGGAATTAAGCTTCTGTATTCTACAGGTACGTCGATTAGACCTTTGTTGTAGCGTTCGCTATATAGGTCAAACCCTGCAACTTTGGCTAGGTTGTTCGCACTTACAAAGCTTTCTGCCTCTTTTAGAACCCAGCATTTCGCACTTGCCTTGGGTGGAATACTTTCCAGTGCCGCAAGCTGCTTTAGGTTTTGGTCTTTAAGCTCTGTTATTACAGAGTTTTTAAGGCGATCAGTTTGCTCATTTACACTTAAATATGATTTGCCGCTGTGTGCTGCTGGGCTGTTTGTTTCTTTGATTAGGGCCTCTTTAACTTGCACACCAATGTGTGCAGGAAGATCAGCAAGTGCATATTTGCGCACTTTTCCGCCTCTACCTTTAACCTCTGTAAAAGGCCAGTTTTCATTTTTAGCTCTTATCTGAATACTGCGCTTATTGACAAGCATATAACCAGCTATTTGGTGTGCTGTGTATAGTTCCATCATTCACCCCTTTTGAGCTTACGACGCCCAGCCTTGCGGTTAGGCTTGCCGTCAATACCATAGCGATCAGGCCATATCTCACGGGCACTTACGCCAAGCGTTTCAGCTATGATCTTTTCAGCTGCGGGGTACGGTCTGTGTAATGCGTTTTGCACTGCATTCGACTCATAACCCCGACTAAATGAGAGCTGGCGACATGACCAACCCTCGGTTTCTAACGCTGACTTTATTTCAGTTACCGTCCAACCTGGACTTTCTAACTCATCCATATAATGCACCTTAACGTGTGTATTTTGTGTTCATGCACACAAAGATACGCACGCATAAATGTGAATGCAACATTTATTTGCACACGTTGATGTGCAAATAAATCAAACAATTGATTTAACTAATAATTTATTTTTTGGTTGCTTGTATTTGATGGATCGCACTTCGCGCTTCTAAGTGCGAAAGGATCGCGGTTAGGAAAACAGCGGGATTTTAATTTTTATTTTGCATGCACTCGCTTGTGTGATTAAATATAATTATATCCATCATCCGAACAGAGCAATTGAGCGTTATGGCTAAATTCAATAAATATCTAAAAGCGCTAAGAGAACGGGTGTTCTTAGATATAGGCACGGTTGCCGAGCGCACGGGGGTGCATAGAAATACTCAATCTAAATACGAAGATAGTCGCGATCCTCCATTTGATTACTTAGTTGAGTTTGCGGCATTGGTTGATGTGCCGTTAGATCAGATGTTAATTAAGCGCTTAGAAGACTCTAAAGCTTCTGATGACGCCATCAGCAAGGCGTTAAAGGCTTTAAAGCCAGGTGATAGAGGCTACTACGAAATCAAATCAGCTAATGAACCAAATATGACTTACAACGCAGTAAGTGAACTGATGCAAGTAAAAATCACTGAGGCTTCACACAAGCTTATACCCCTTGGGGCAACTATTTTTATCAGTACAAACTCAAAATCTATTGATGCAAATAGCATGTATGCGTTTCTAAACCCGATGAACGGTGAGCACTTCGCTGCAAAGATGGTACTGACAGCAACAAAGCTTAAATTGGTATTTGATAGCACTGAACGTAAAGATCTAGTCTTTAACGTTGAAGGTGGCGAAACAGAATCGCGTTATATTTTAAAAACTTTGGGACTTCTAGGTAAGATTATAAAAGCTGAGCTGATTTTTTGATTTATCTATTTAAGCCGTGTTTATCACGGTTTCGCGCTTTACATTATCATTTTTTCGCACTTTTTAAGATCGCACTTAATTTTACTTAAACTGGGCTTAAACCCTTATTTCTCCCGCGTTTTCCCATCTATTCTTATCTATTCCCTATTTATCATTTAGATCTGTTAGTTACAGATTAATCCAATTATTTAATAGTGTAAAATGTTCAATAAACCCTGCAAGTTATTGATTGCACTATTTTTGAACAAGTAATCCATTACTGACAAATAACGACCGAATTAAACCTGTTTTAGGTAGGCATCCATTATTATTTTAAAAATATCTCAATGTTGATTTAAAACATGGAGGTATTTTACGAATAATAAAGCGAAAATTATTAATAACCCAAAGCTCGTTTTTATTATTTACGCGGAATTTTTAATAACAAAGCAGGTTAACATTGTGTTTTATTTACTCAACACGCAAAAATAATCAAAACAACATGTGATTTACTGTGTGTTACTTGCCAACTAAATCCCTAAAAAA